AGATTAGTACTCAAGGATTGCGTAATCGTAAGTCAAAGTTAATTCTATCGATAATGGGTCATTTGAAGCCCAATCTAATTCACCAAAATTTGCTGAAGAAATAAATGCTCCTTTTAAAGTCCATTGTTCTACTTTATCACCAACCGGTCCTAATAGATAGAATGTAATGTCTTTCTTATAGAAGGCAGCGTATCCATCTCTACCGGTGATTGATTCATGTGATTGTCTTACCCATTCCATCACTTGCTGTGCACCTGATGGTACAATTGGGTCATATAAAGTGATAGTTACATCATCCCATGTAGACTTTCCTTTAATCTTTCTTTTTATATTGATATGGTCTAACTCAACTACTTCCGATGTGAAAGTTGGTCTAGCTGCTGTTTTTATCATATAAGATTCTATACCATCGATTTCCATTATAAAGCGATTGCCTAATTTTGGTTCAAAATTGGTATAAAACATTTTGTCGAATTCTAATACTTCTGGCATTTTATTCTCTATTTAGTTGTTTCTATTATAAATATTATTTTTTAAAATTATCCGCCGAAACTTGCACCAGTTGGTAAAATGTTGAAATCAATTTGAATGAATTCAGCTGTCTTAGTTGGTTTTAAGTAAATAGCGCCTTTCATAATATTTCTATCAATTACGTCAGGTGTGTTGTTAGTATCATCCATTACAACTTTAAATGCGTATAAACCTTGTCTTTGTTGGATTGATTCCAAATAAGGATTAACGATATTTAAGAATCTATTTCTTGTAGTTGCTGTGTTTTGTTCAAACACTAAGTAACGAGAAGTAGATGCGATGTATTTTCTAACAGTTAATAATAATCTTCTTACATTGATTCTATCTAATGCTGATGGTTTATCTTGTAATGTTTTTTGTCCGAATACCACAATACCTTGTCCTGGGAATTGAACGATTGGGTTCACTTTTCCTTCATACAATGAATCTTTTTCAGATTGAGTTAAACGATTTTGAACACTTACTGCTCCTGTCAAACCACCTCTATTTAAACCGGCTGGTGCGAACCATTCTGCTGCTACTCTATCATTAGAAGCGAATACGCCAGGTAATAATACTGATGGTGGTACTGCGATTAATTTATTAGTATTAACATCAATTGTTTTAACCCAAGGATAGTAAGTTGCTGCGTAATTAGAATCAATTGCTTCTGCTTGCGTTAATGCTTGTGTAACAGTATCAGAATAAGAGTTTGCATCCATAATATAGAAACAATCACTTCTTCCTTCAACCATATCTAAAATATTAGTTGTTACAGATGTGTGTAATCTTCTGATAACACCAGGTGTTACAACCATATTAATATCATATTCATCCTGATTAGATAATGCCGATACATGCTTTGCGTATGCAATAGAACCAGATGATGCTGCTGTTGTTAAATCAAAACCTTGTGAGTTACCTGCGTTAATAGCATCTCCTTTATTGATTACTATTGTAGGACTCATACCATCAAATCCTTCTTGGAATGCTATTAAGAAATTTCTTTTAGCTACATCAGCTGCTAATGAACCAGTCAATGCTAAACTATCAGTTACATCTAATGAATAAACTGCGTTTGAACCTGTTGATGCATTATTAGGAATTGCTCTTACATAGATTGAGTTATCAACATTATTATCTAAATCAATACCACCATATGTTGTTGTATCTGCTGTTGCAAATGATGCAGTTGGTATTGTTCTACTTAATGCCGCCGATGCTGATATTGGTAATACATATGCTCCATGTGCATATGGTACTGCTTGAACTGGAATTAAATCAGAAGATAATGAAGTATCTCTATCAGAATTTACTAATCTAATATATTTTGAGTTATTAACCCAATCACCACTTTCAGTTACTTTACCATCAGATGCAATAGTTCTATATCTATCACCTATTACTCTATAAATATAATTAGGAGAATTAGGGTCTAAATTTACATTAGAAAATGTTTCTAATACTGTTTTCTTTTTATTTGTGTCAGCAAAATCTCTAACAACAACTGTGAATGTACCATAATCAGTACCATTTACAGAACCTGCTGGTTTAATATTAGTAATACCAATTTTAACTTTTGAATTTGCTGCGTTTCCAGCTCCAATAGTTTCAAAACGGAATAAGTTTATTCTTTGTCCTGAAATTAATTGAGATTGGATATATGGAGTTTTTGCTTCTTGTGCTGAATTGGTAAATAATTGATTACCTAACACAGATGCAGTTATGTTTGAATTAGTATGGTCTAAAGCTGCTGAACGTGATGTAAAGAATGCGTATGCATATACTTCTTTACTTCCTTTTGGATTATTTCCAAATACTGCTTCAATATCATTAATATCAGATGGTTTCAAAGATGCACTTAATGCTGAACCAAATGCTGAACCAGATGGGATTAAAAATCCTCCACCAAATGCAGAACCACTCACGTTTGTTATACCTGTTGTGAAAGATGTAGCTTCTGTATCAGTATTAAATAAAATACCCACCGATGTTGATACCGATGATGTAGTTACTGAAGTTAATAATAAAGGAGCGTATTCTGTGTATCCACCAATACCTGCAACTCTACAAATTGTAGCGCTTCCTGCTTCTTTTAAATAAGATTGTACTGCTAAAGGAGTGTAATAAGTGTCATCAACTGCTCCAAATAAAGTTACAAATTCTGCTTGAGAATTAACGATTGTTGGAACTAATGGGCCTTCTTTAAAAGGTCCGATGAATGCTGCACCAATATCAGCAACGCCTTGCTGTAAAAATGAAAGGTCGTTTTCTTTTGTAAAAACACCTGGTGATACTATTTTGTCTGCCATTGTATATACTTAATTTTAAAAATTTAAATAATCTGAATATAAATATAAAAATTATTTCCAAAACAATAAAGTTTTTATTTGTAGTTTGGAGAGAAATAATTATATGTTTGTGTTACTGAAGTACTATTTTGTAATGAATTATAAAATAATACAGGTCCTATTTGTCCATTCCAAAACGATGTTCTACCACTATTACTACCTATTGTTAAATAGTTTGTAGATGCCGGTGCTGAAAATGCGGCTGCTGTAAATGTTCCTACCGAACTTCCATCAACATAAACCGTTACAGTTCCAGATGGTTGGAAGGTTGCCGAAATCATATACCAAACATTCGATGATAATGAAGTCGTTAATTGTGCACTATTTCCTAATGTACTACCATAGAATTTTACTCTATCTAATGTAGAACTATTTGATGATTCAATTGCTAAACCATAAAATCCTGCATAATCAAAAATGTGTCTTGTAGTTGTACCCAATGTTGTTGTAGGTCTAACCCAAACGTGAATTGTACCCGTATTTGTATTAAATTGAGTTATACCACCATTAATATTTGATGTAATATCTTTATAGAATAGATTAGATGTTCCGTTGAATGAATAATATCTTTCTTTTCTACTTGCACCATTATTATATGATGGATTACCACTTGCTAATGTTAAAGGCGATTGTAATCCAGGTCTAACACCTGTACCATATCCACTCATATCTAACATATCAACTGCTGGCGTACCTGTTGCAGGTAATGTAGCTGAAGCGAATGATTGTGTTTTTGCAGGTTCTAAATACATTCTTAAACCCGTTGCAGGGATATAAGGTTGTGTAGTTGTTCCTTTATTGTGAGAGATTAAACCATTCGAAACGTACACGTCGGCATTTTCAACATTAATAGTTACAATTTCAACTGAAGATTCAATAATTGCTATATCATAAACCTCTACTTCCGTTTCATCTTGCATTATCAATCTATCTCCAATTAAAATATCACCAATATTTTTAAATTTATATACACCAATTTCATTATCCCAAACATATAATGGGTGAGTTTGAGTTGCATTTATTAAACCATTATTTAAAGAAAAATATCCTTCTGCAAAATTAAAAGTTAAATCATTAACAGTTACATTTTGTAAAGAACCACTTAATTCATTTAAATAATAAAATCTCCATTCAGTTTGCTCCGATTCAGAATCTAAACTTTCATCAGGCAAGCCATATGGCACCCATGCTTTTATCTCATCACCAACATTTAAATCTTCAACATTTATTTCATTACCATTTGCCAAAGTTACCTTTGTACCAAATAATAAACAAAAATCAGGTTGGTTAATTGTATTATAAACATCTACTGCGTATAAAGTTTTTGTAGATGTAGTATTATAGTTTGTTGCATTTAAATTATATCCATCTTGATATTTCATTGATAAAACCGAAGATGCTTCAGAATATGTAGTTGTTCCAACTGCAGCAGGTGTGATTGGAAACGATGGAGATGCTCCTAATGTTGGAGAACCTACTGAAAAGTTTCCATTATCAAATGTTACTGAATAATTTGCTGCTACACTACCTACTTTCGTTGCATGTAAAGAACCAGCCGTTCCAAATGAAAATGTTGCAGTTTCCGTTGTACTTTCCACTATATAAGTGTACGTTGGTACATTTACAGTTACAGAATCGATTGCGAATGAAGTAAATGCCGAATTTGCGGCTGCTCCTCCTAATCCACCGATTGAAACTGCTTGAGTTGTTCTTGCTGAACCACTTACTGCTCTATATAAATTACCTAATGATAAATTTGTTCTTGCCATTGTTTATGTATTATTCTCCGTTATAAATATCTAAAAGTTTATCTTTCCATACATCTTTATTTGAAAAGTTATTTATCATCCAATTTTTAAGTTTTTCAAATTCGATTTTACGGGTTTTGTAATCATCCTCACAAATCGTTTGGTAGGTTTTCTTAAATGATGCCGCATCACTAGCTTTGTACTTATAGTCAAGTGGAACATGCCAATTCTCATGTAATATGGGAAGTTTTCCGTAATCAACTGCCTCAAATATTCCGTATCCGAAGGGTTCGTGCTGAAAGCAAGAATGAGAGATTCCCCAATCAAGTCCATAGAACCTTTCTTTAAATTTGTAATCAAATTTGTAAACTTTGGATTTTTCGAATTTGAATCCATA